GAAGCAGCCAAGCAGCAATCAGCCGTTCTCGAAAGCTATCAAGAGCGTGAAGAAGCAGCGCGGGACAAGTATGATGACTTTGAACAAGTCGCCTACAACCCCAAGCTACCAATCACAAACGTGATGGCTGAAACGATCCAGTCTTCGGACATTGGGCCTGAGTTAGCGTACTACCTTGGCTCAAATCCAAAAGAAGCAGATCGCATCTCACGAATGACGCCACTCGGTCAGGCGAAAGAGATTGGGAAAATTGAAGCCAAATTGGCATCAGCGCCCCCGATCAAAAAAACAACATCTGCGCCCGCGCCGATTTCTCCTGTTACTGCACGCTCCGCTGGAGCAGCAACTTTGGACACTACAGACCCTCGCTCTATCAAGAGCATGACGGCCTCGCAGTGGATCGAAGCTGAACGTGCAAGGCAGATTAAAAAGCTACAAGCACAGAACCGCTAATTTTTTTAAAGGACTTTTGAAATGTCAAACAGTATTCTGACGATTGATATGATCACAAGAAAAGCTCTCGAAATCCTCGAGAACAACCTTGTGCTTACCCGTAACGTGAACCGCCAGTATGACGACAGCTTTGCTGTTGAAGGTGCTAAGATCGGTTCCACACTGCGTATTCGCTTACCCGATCGCGCTTTGGTAACTGACGGCGCTGCCTTGCAAGTGCAAGACGACAACGAGCAGTTCACCACTTTGACCGTTGCCAGCCAAAAGCACATCGGTGTCAACTTCACATCTGCTGAATTGACCATGCAATTGGATGATTTCGCAGAGCGTGTTCTGAAACCTCGTATCAGCCAGTTGGCATCTTCTATTGATGCAGACGTGGCCAATGCGTACAAAACCATCGGTAACACCGTTGGTACACCTGGCACAACTCCTTCTACTTCTTTGGTCTTGTTGCAAGCCCAGCAGAAGCTGAACGAGAACGCAGCCGTGATGTCCCCACGTTACGCTACCGTGAACCCAGCTGCTAACGCTGGCTTGGTTGAAGGCATGAAAGGTCTGTTCAATCCTACAGACACTATCAGCAAGCAATTCAAGAACGGCATGATGGGCACTGGCGTGTTGGGCTTTGACGAGATCAACATGTCTCAGTCTATCAAGCAATTCACAACTGGCTCTCGCGTTGCCACCGGTAACTCTGTGACCACCACTGTGTCTTCTGAAGGCGCTGCAAGCATTGCTTTGACCATCGGCTCTGGCCTGACAGTTAAAGCCGGTGACGTGTTCACTGTTGCTGATTGCTTCGCTGTGAACCCACAGACCCGTGAGTCCACTGGTTCTTTGTTCCAGTTCGTTGCTTTGGCTGACGCTACTGCCAGCGGCACTGCAATCGTTGTGACCGTTGCTCCTATTTACACCGCCAACAACGCTTTGGCCACCGTTGACAGCTTCCCTGTCGCTGGTAAGGCTGTCGTGTTCGTGGGTGCTGCATCTAGCCAGTACGCTCAGAACTTGGTCTATCACAAAGACGCCATCACTTTCGCAACTGCTGACTTGCTGTTGCCACAAGGTGTTGACATGGCTGCTCGTGCCGTTCACAACGGTATCAGCTTGCGTGTGGTTCGCCAGTACGATATTAACAACGACCGTATGCCTTGCCGTATTGACGTTTTGTACGGCTTCAGCACGATCCGTCCACAAATGGCCTGCCGTATCTGGGGCTAATCTGATTGGGGCTTCGGCCCCTTTCGTCTTAACATCTTTTTAAGGAAATTATCATGGCATTACCTAATGGCGCAGGCGGTTACCAAGTTGGTGACGGCAATCTGACAGAAGCTGTACTCGGCGTACAAACTATTCCCGCAACCTTGACTGGCGACACTACGTTGACCGCTGCTCAAGTAGCTGTTGGTTTGGTTGTTTGCAACAAAGGCAGCGATGCTACATTGACCGTGACTCTGCCCACAGCAGCGTTGCTCGATGCAGCTATCCCTAGCGCAAAAGTTGGCTCATCTTTTGAGTTGACAATTTGCAACAACAACAACACTGGCTCCTCGTCTACCGTTCCTGTCACCACAGGCACTGGTATCACGATCTTTGGCTCTGTGACTGTTGCACGTTTCGGCGCACACACATACCGTTTTGTGCGTACCGGTGACGCTGCCTATTCAGCGTTCTTGAAGTAAATAATGGGGGCTTCGGCCCTCATTTTTAAAGGAACAATCATGCCTACAAACACCAAACCGATTGGCGTTGCGTACGAAGACCAGCAATTAGATGGCGCTGTTATGGGTGCTAGTGGCGGTACTGCTGGATTTTTTGGTGCAACCCCTGTTACGAAGCCTGCGGCTAATACCGCTGCTTTGACCACAATCACGTCTACTGCACCTGGCACGCCAGATTATGCAATTCAAGACTTGACATCTACCACGCCTTTTGGTTTTGTTACTAAAGACGAGGGTAACTCTGTGTTGTCAGTAGTTGCAAATTTGCAAACGCGAGTGGCGCAACTTGAAGCCAAGTTGCAAACACTTGGCCTGTTGGCCTAAACCAAATGGGGGCTAATCACCCCCATTCTTAAATTATGATTATTTATCTTGAACATCCCGAACATGGCGCTAAAGTGGCGACCATGGATTTAGAAGCTGAGATGGATGAAAGAAACGGCTGGACTCGCTATAATCCAGACACGCCTTCCGAACCCGAAGCGGCTCCTGTGAACGTGCTGGAAGTTAAGCGCCGTAGAAAAGTGATTACTGAAGAGGTTTAAGCATGACAACGTACACCGCTGGCCAACAAATTGAACGTGCCCTTCGGCTTCTCGGTGTGCTTGCTGAAGGCGAAACGCCCTCCGCTGCTACTTCTCAAGACGCCTTAATGGCGCTCAACCAAATGATTGATAGCTGGCAGACCGAGCGTCTGTCAGTTTTCTCCACGCAAGATCAAATCTTCACATGGCCCGCCAGTGCTATCAGCCGCACCCTTGGCCCGTCTGGTGACTTTATTGGCCTTCGCCCCGTTTTGCTTGACGACTCTACATACTTCAGAGCGCCCAACAATGTGTCGTATGGTATTAAATTCATCAACCAGCAACAGTACAACGGCATCGCTGTTAAGACCGTAACGTCTACATACCCGCAAGTGATGTGGGTGAACATGACGTTCCCTAACATTGAGATGTACGTCTATCCAAGGCCCACGCAAAACTTGGAGTTTCACTTTGTGTCGGTTCAAGAGTTGAACAACCCAGCCAACTTGTCCACGGTGTTGTACTACCCACCAGGCTATCTGCGTGCGTTTACTTACAACTTGGCCATGGAGTTTGCCCCTGAGTTTGGCGTTGAGCCAAGCCCACAAGTGCAGCGCATCGCCATGACTTCTAAGCGTGATTTGAAGCGCATCAACAACCCCGACGATGTGATGGCACTGCCTTACGCATTGGTGGCCAACCGCCAGCGTTTCAACATCTATGCCGGTAACTATTGATGAAAACGCCTATCCTTGGCTCGACCTACGTCACAAGGTCTGTTAATGCGGCAGACGCTCGCATGGTCAATCTCTTCCCTGAGATTGTCCCCGAGGCTGGTAAAGAGCCTGCGTTCCTGAACCGCGCCCCAGGTCTTAAATTACTCAACACGATTGGCAACGGCCCGATCCGTGGCTTGTGGGCGTTTTCGTCTAGCGACAGCACGGCCTTTGTGGTGTCTGGCACTCAGCTTTACAAGATCAACACCTCGTATGTGGCCACGCTGATTGGCACTGTTGCCGGTACTGGCCCTGTCAGTCTGGCTGACAACGGCACGCAGTTGTTCATTGCGGCCAACGGCCCCAGCTACATCTACAACAACACGACAAACGCCTTTGGCCAGATCACCGACCCAGACTTTCCAGGCGCTGTGACTGTCTGCTATCTGGACGGCTACTTTGTGTTTAACCAGCCCAACAGCCAGTTGCTGTGGGTGACACAGCTGCTAGACGGCACGTCCATCGACCCACTCGACTTTGCAAGCACTGAAGGCTCGCCTGACGGCTTGGTGGCCGTGGTGTCCAACTTCCGCGAAGTCTGGGCCTTTGGCACAAATTCAATTGAAGTCTGGTACGACTCTGGCGCGACTGACTTCCCCTTACAGCGCATCCAAGGCGCGTTCAATGAGTTGGGCTGCGCTGCCCCTTACTCGGTTGCCAAGATGGACAACGGCCTGTTCTGGCTTGGCCGCGACCGCCGTGGTCAGGGTATTGTCTACCGCGCCAATGGTTATTCGGGCGTGCGCATTTCCACACACGCTGTTGAATGGCAGATTCAGCAATACGCTGACTTGTCGGACGCTATTGCGTACACATATCAGCAAGACGGCCACAGTTTCTATGTACTGGTTTTCCCTAGTGCTAACACGACTTGGGTCTATGACGCCGCCACACAAGCCTGGCATGAGCGTGCGGGCTTTGTTGATGGCAACTTTACCCGTCACCGCAGTAACTGCCAGATGGCGTTCAACAACAAGGTTGTTGTCGGTGACTTTGACAACGGCAACATCTACGCTTTTGACCTAGACGACTTTAGCGACAACGGCAGCATCCAGAAGTGGTTGCGCTCATGGCGTGCGTTGCCGACTGGCCAGAACAACTTGCGCCGCACAACCCAGCACATGTTGCAGATGGATTGCGAGTCTGGCGTGGGCATTAACTTAGGCCAAGGCGAAGATCCTCAGATCATGCTTCGTTGGTCAGACGATGGTGGCCACACATGGTCAAACGAGCATTGGGCATCCATGGGCAAGATCGGCCAGTATTACAAACGTGTAATCTGGCGCCGGCTTGGCATGACCGTCAAACTGCGAGATCGTGTTTATGAAGCGTCTGGCACTGATCCTGTGAAGATTGCAATCATGGGCGCAGAACTTATTCTGAGTCCAACGAATGCCTAGCCCTAACGCTACGCCAACGCCGATCACGCCACCGCGAGTGCCGCTGATCGACCCTCGCACGGGTCTGATCGACCGCGCTTGGTATTTGTTCTTTCTGTCGCTTAACGACATTGCCACGGCGGTTATTGACGATTCTGGCCTGACGTTTAGTTCTGAGTCTCTGATCGCGTCCTACGATGCGGCTTTGCTGTCGGTCAACCAAGAACTGCAAACTTTGCCGCCGACAGTTACCTTGCCAGTTCCTGACGTATTGGGCGACTGCTGTTCGGCCTTAGAGTCCCAAGTGGCCGAAATGCAAAAGCAGATCGAGGCTTTGCAAGTTCAGCCGATTGTTGACACCGCAGCTATCACTGCCGCCATTAACGCTGCATCATCTGCGCCGGTCACCAAGACGGCTGACTTTACGGTAGCTGACAATGAGACTTGGCTTATCAATAACAAGTCAGGCTCGACATGCACGGTAACTCTGCCCACGGCAAGCGCATGGACTGGTAGGTATCTGACTTTTAAAAATATGCAGGCACAGACTTTAGTGTCAGCATCTAGTAATGTTGTGCCAATCGACAGTACGTCTGCGGGCACAGCAATCCTCTTGGCAGTTGTAGGAAATTGGGCGACAATGGTGTCTGACGGCACAAATTGGGTCATCATGCAACAAGCCGCTAATAACTGCCTCTTATTGGAGTAAACCATGACAGTCACCGTCAAAGTCCTCGTACCGGCAAAGTATGCCGAGAACTCGCAAACAACCCAGTACACCGCGACTGGCGTTACGGCCATTATCGACAAGTTCACCGCTACAAACATTAGCGGCTCTGCCGCCACAATCAGCGTCAACTTGGTCACATCCGCAGGCTCTGCGGGCAACACCAACTTGATCACCAAGACCAAGACCTTGCAAGCGTCTGAGGTCTACACGTTCCCAGAACTAGTTGGCCAAGTGCTTGGCATTGGCGACTTTATCAGTACAATCGCAGGCACAGCCAGTGCAATCAATATCCGAGTTTCTGGGCGTGAGGTGACCTGATGAGGATTGTCTACGGTAAAGGGTTTGAGATTGACAAGCCCACTTCGATGCTAGACAAGGTGCAAGCCTTGCAAGTCGAAGTGTCTAAGCTGCCTCAATACGAACCTGAGACAAAGCACTATTTCCACGGCGGTATGTATTGCCGTGAAGTGTTTCGTCATGCCGGAGTCTTGGTTGTGGGCGCAGTCCACAAAAAAGAACACTTCTATCTAATCGTGTCTGGTACGGTGGCGATCACCACAGACGATGGGGTGCAAGAGGTTACTGGGCCTCACTTGTTCTCAAGTAAACCAGGAACTAAACGTGCGGTGTATGCAGTTACTGATGCGCTGTGCATGACTTTCCACGCCATCGAGGCGAAAACTGTTGAGGAAGCCGAGGCCGAACTGGTTGAAGCAGAGCCTAATAGCATGTATAGTCTCGGTAATCAAGTTAAACATCAATCATTAGAGGTGCTGCCATGACATTTTGGGTCGCTGGAGCCGTAGTCGTAAGTTCGGCAATTGGAAGCAGCGCGGCCAAAGGCGCGGCTAAAACGCAATCTGCCGCAGCAGATCGCGCTGCTGAACTTCAAAACGAACAGTTTCAACAAACTCGACAGGACTATGCGCCCTATCGTGAAGCTGGTTATAACGCATTAGCCAATTTACAACGCACCGCTGGCAATGTGCCTGGCGCGTTTAAGTTTGGCGCAGGCGATTATCAAGCTGACCCAGGCTACGCATTCCGTTTGTCTGAAGGCCAGAAAGCACTTGACCGCCAAGCCGCTGCCCGTGGTGGCTTGATCTCTGGAGGCGCTTTAAAAGCAGCGCAACGCTATGGTCAAGAGATGGGTTCGCAAGAATTTCAAAACGCTTACAACCGCGCGTTTACTGGCTACGGCACAGAAGTAGCGCGTGAGAACCAGTTGTACAACCGTCAAGCCGCATTGGCTGGTATTGGTCAAACCGCTACTGGTCAAGTAGCGCAGGCTGGCCAAAACTATGCAAACACCGCTGGCAATCTAATTACTGGCGGCGCAGCTGCTCAAGCGGCTGGTCAAGTTGGTCAAGCCAACGCAATTACTGGCGGCTTGGGTACATATTTGAACTACAGTCAAGGCAACGCATTAACTAACGCATTACGCGGGGGCGGTTATGGCGGCAACTATGCTACCGTTAGCAACCCCTATTTCACCCCTATGGGTGGCGTTACACCATAAGGAACGACAATGGCTATTGACCCAAACATCGCTCTTGGCGTTAGAGGTATTGAAGTCGCCAATCCTTTGGCGCAGTACAGCCAAATTGCGCAAATTCAAAACGCGCAAAATCAAAATCAATTGGCACAGTTTCAACTTGGTTCGGCTCAACGCGCAGAGAAATCGCAGAACTTGTTAGCAGATGCGTATTCGCAAGCGACTGATCCAGAAACAGGCAAAATTGACTACAACAAATTGACTGGCCTTGTAGCGGCTGGCGGTGGTGGTGCGCAAATACCTGGCATTCAAAAATCACGCCTTGAGTTTGAAACCGCACAGACAGCGCAACAGAAAGCGCAAACTGATTTGTTGGACGCAAAGTTAAAACAATCGCGAGGGTTTCTTGACACGTTAGACCCTAACGATCCTACTGCCCCTGCACGCTATATTGCTTGGCATGAGGCTAATCACAAAGACCCAGTCATCGGCCCAGCGTTAGCCGCCCGAGGTGTTTCTGTTGACCAATCCCGTCAAAGCATTGAAACTGCAATTGCAAAAGGCCCATCGGCTTTTGCAGCCTTGCTAAACCAGTCTAAATTGGGCACTGAAAAGTTCATGGAATTGAACAAGCCTCAGTTGTCGACTAAAGACACTGGTGGCACAGTAGTCGACCGCACGTTTGAACCATTAACAGGCAAACTTACTACCCTCAGTACAACTAACAAAACAGCAACGCCTGGTGAGTTGTTGACCAACGCCCGCGCTAAAGAGAACATTGAAATTAGCCGGACAAAAATGCAGCGCGAAGCTGACCCAGTGTTCCAGCAAACAATGGCGGCTGCTAAAGCAACTGGCGAAGCAATTGCTAAAGGTGATGTGGCCGCTAAACAAGCGTTGCCCAAGATCATTAGTGATGCGCAGTTGGCGCTTGACGTTGTTGATCAGATGGTCGGCAAACAAGAAGTGCGCGACAAGAACGGCAAACTTATTCAAGCGGCTACCAAACCCCACCCAGGCTTTCAAGATGCTGTGGGCGCCACTTATTTGCCCGGCGCTCGCTTTGTGCCTGGTACAAATGCGGCCAGCTTCCAAGCCTTGCAAAACCAAGTTGAAGGTACTGCGTTCTTGTCAGCGTTTGAAGCCCTTAAAGGCGGCGGCGCTATCTCTGAGAAAGAGGGCGAGAAAGCCACTGCTGCTCGTATGCGCATGACTTTGGCTCAGAACGAACAAGAGTACATCAAAGCCGCCCGCGAGTTCCAAGATATTGTTCGCACAGGCGTGCAAAATGCACAACGTAAAGCTGGCGGTGCTGCTGCGGCTGGCGGCGCAGGTGGCGTAGACACTAGCAATCCTTTGTTGAAGTAAGGAGCCAAAATGGCAGATTTAGCCGCAGTCCTTACCGACCCAAATTTTGTCAACGCCAACCCTGCTACTAAGCAGGCAATCTTTGACAAATGGGCGCCTCAAGACCCTAACTTTGCAAATGCTAATCCTGCTACTCAGCAGGCTATCATGCAAAAGTTTGGGTTAGGCGCGCCAGCATTACCTACGGCTTTACAGCCTTCAATGCGCGCCGACACAGGCATGCCCGTTGAGCGCAAACCGCCTACAACATACGAACGTGTCCGTGAGTTTGTCACCCCTACTGTTGAGATGTTGGGCGCAGCAGGCGGCGGTTTGTTGGGCGCTGGCGCGGGTACTTTGGTTGCGCCTGGCGTTGGTACAGCAACCGGCGCAGTAGGTGGTGCAGGTCTTGGCTATGGCATGGCCAAAGAAGCGCTTAACTTAGCCGACATCTATATCGGCGGCAAAGCCCCACGCCAAGGCGCAGCGCAAGTTACTGAGCCAGTTCGCAATGTGCTTGAAGGCGCGACCTTTGAGGCTGGTGGCCGTCTTCTTGGCCCTGCGCTTGGCTATGTGGCCGGTAAAGTCGCAGACTTGCGTCAGATCCCCCAACAGAAAGCCGCTAAGATCGTAAAAGACGCGCTTGGCCCTGACTTTGAACAAGTCACCAACGCCCTTCGCGCCGCCCAAGGACAAGGCGTTAGTGCGGCGCAAGCCACTGCAAACATTAACAGCCCCACATTCCAAGCCCTTGTTGAACGGGCCACCGCCCGCGATCCACGATTCCTTCGTGCGTTAGAAGACACCCAAGGCAAAGAGTCTATAAACGCTCTTACTAGGTTAGCAGGCGGCGCTACTGCGGCTGAAGCCCGTGGCACAGTTGAGCAAGCTAAAACTAACCTTAACAAAGTGACTGGCCCGATGAGAGAAGCGTCGCTTAAGCGCGCTGACTTGGGTAAATACGTTGCCGATGAAACAGCCGTGCGCGAAGCCAATGACTTGGCTACGCTAATCGGGTCTGGCACAAGCGTTGACCCTGTTCGTTTTGCGGCGCAGGCAACTGGCGCTGAAAAAGCACTTCGCTCAGTAGGTATCAAACCGCTTGAAAGCGCGTCTCTTATCCAGCGCATTTCATCAACCGCAGACAACCCAGCATTTGCGGGTAATGACTTGATCAGCGGTGCGGTTAAGAATGTTGCTGACGACATAGCCAAGTGGACAGGCAGTAACGGTATCATTGATGCGGCAGCGTTAGAGGCCATCCGTAAGAATTCCGTCAACGCCGCTATTGCTCAACTGCGCCCAGGTGCAGACGCTACCGCCCAGCGCAATCTGGCCGCAAGCGTGTTGTCTAAGATCAAGCCTGCGATTGACGATGCAATTGAAGCCGCAGGCGGTGCGGGCTGGCGCGACTATTTAAACGCGCACGCCAAAGGCATGAGCGCAATTGCCGAAAAGAAACTGACAGGTGAAGCCTTACGTTTATGGAAGGCCGACAAAGATGCGTTTGTGCGTCTGGTGCAAAACGAATCGCCTGAAGCTGTTGAGAAGATCCTTGGCCCAGGTAAGTACAACATCGCCACTGAGTTGGCTGATGACGCCATGGCAGTTTTGCAAAACCAAGCTAAAAAACGTCTGACTGAAATTTCCGTTAAGGAGCAAGTCAGCGCAGGCCAAGACGCCTTAAAACAGTTGTTGCTCGACAACATGTCTAAGCTGCGCGTACCATCATATTTGAGCGCTGTGGCTGCGACAACCAACAAGGCTTTGCAAATCTTGGAGAACAAGATTGGCACTAAGACGATGAGTACGCTGACCGAAGGTTTAAAAACGCCTGAAGGCGCGGTCAAACTGTTGGAGACTTTACCCGCTGCCGAGCGCAACCGCGTAATTCAATTGATCTCTGATCCATCTGTGTTAGGGGCGACAAGCGCTAAAAAAGCCGCTGAAGCAATCCGCACTGGCACGGTCACTACTGGCGTCAATATGTTGGCGCCCGAGCGCAACAATGAGAACGCGCTAAACAATCAGCCGGTGCGCAGGATTGAACTAACAGGCATGGCGCAGTGATGGACACGCAAGTTCTTTTCAACATCGCGGTCAGTCTTGCGGGGTTCTTAGGTGGTTGGGTGTTGAACAACATCTACCGATCACTGGAACGCCTCGACACAGACGTGCGGGCCATGCCCCTCAACTACGTCACACGCGATGACTACCGCGCCGACATGCGCGAAGTTAAAGACATGCTCGGCAAAATCTTTGACAAACTAGATAGCAAGGTTGACAAATGAATGCGAATACTGCTTTTTCTACTGCTGTTGCTACTGTCAGGGGCTACGGCCAGAGAGTCATGTCTCGTCTCCGACTTCTATGGTCTAAGCTGGCTCGGAAACCCGAGTGAGCGACACCAGCGTCTGTCTGAGTGGCTGACCACCAACGGAAACGCTTGTTCATCTGAGCAACTGGTAGGCATTTGGAACCATTTGCCCATGTGGGCCGGAGTCGCAGACAGCGCAGAGTTAAGAAGCAAAGTACTGTATTACTATGCGAGGGCGGTTGAAAGGGAAAAGAAATGATCACCTTTGACAAATGGTACGGATTAGTTCAGCCAACCCATACTGCCACCCAGTTGGCGTTTGACAAGGCAGTTGAAAAAGTACAAGAAGAGTACCGGTATGCAGTAGCTGCTAACAAGTTGGAGTGGAAAACTCTGGAAGTAGAGATAGAACTGTATACCAAGCGGGCTAGGCAGAACGCAATTGAGCTGGGGTCATTTGAAGACCGCAGGCGGTTTCAAGTTTTTGTGTGAGGAATAGCATGGAACAAACAACAAGCACCAAAGAAAAGCTGACGCTGTATGTGACCTTGATGGTCAGCACCACGCTTTGCCTTTCCGTCTTGGCCATGGTTGTTGCGTTCATGCTGGGCCTTTGGGCCAAGGAAGTGGACAACGCCGAAATCTTCAAGATGATCAGCCCCGCATTCTCAACCCTGATCGGCGGCATGATTGGTTTTCTGTCAGGCATCAAACTAATGCAAAACGACGAGGATAAAAAATGATTGGACTAGACGCAATCCTAAACGTGGGCAGCAAGCTCATCGACAAACTGATCCCTGACCCCGAGGCCAAAGCCAAGGCGCAGTTGGAACTGCAAAAGATGGCGCAGGATGGTGAACTGGCTAAGATGGCCAACGAAACCAAACTGTACGAGACTGAGCAAAACAACCTCACACAGCGCATGCAAGCCGACATGGCATCTGACTCTTGGCTGTCCAAAAATATACGCCCTATGACGCTTATATTCCTTTTGGTGGCCTATTCTGGCTTTGCCATTGCGTCCATCTTTGAATACGAGACGCGCGGCGCTTATGTTGAATTGCTAGGCCAGTGGGGCATGTTGGTCATGTCGTTCTACTTCGGTGGCCGCACCATGGAAAAGATTGCAGACAGGATTAAAAAATGACACCACACTTTACACTTGACGAACTAACGCACACCGATCACCGTGAGTTAGACAACACACCAAATGAATCTGAAATCGCAAACATCCAAAGGCTTGCTGAGTTCCTTGAGCAAGTCAAAGAGGTCTTGGGCGGCAAGCCCATCATGGTTAACTCAGCTTTCAGATCAAAGGCTGTCAATGACGCTGTGGGCAGTAAAGATACTTCTCAGCATCGCATCGGCTGTGCTGCTGACATTCGTGTACCCTCTATGACGCCCGACCAAGTGGTCAGGGCAATCATCGACAGTGGCATCGGTTACGACCAGATTATCCGCGAGTTCGACCGCTGGACGCATGTGAGCATACCCAACACGCCAGAGGCCAAACCACGCAAGCAAGCGCTGATCATTGATCGGACTGGGACTCGGGCATTTGTTTAGTCAGCGTGCGGTAAGCCTCAATCGCGGTCTTGAGGTCGCACTGCAAGTGCTGAATGATGTCGTCTTGTTCGCACAGCTTGGCGTAAGCCTCGCCTGCAAACTTGGTCAAGTTGGCTTGGCTCCAGGTAGAAAAGTCTGGTCTGTTAGTCATTGATCTCTCTCTTTGATGGTGCGTCTAATTCAAGGCGGTAATACTTGGCGGGCATCTTGGCGTTCTTGTCCAAGTGTTTGCGCAGCCAGTCTATGCCGCCTAGTTCTTGAAAGATCATCATGTGACGATCTGTCAGCCTGATCTGGCGTCCTTTAAGGGGTTCCGGTGGTTTTGGGCGTGGCATTTCTTGTGTATCTACCGATTGATTGTTTAACCCAGCAGGACTGGCAGTGCCATTTGCGGCCTATGTCAATCCCGCCTTCGGGTGGCTTGTCTGTCTGGCACTTGGCGCAGAGTTTAAATTTGTGCATTGTTTTTGAAGTGATATGGGCATGTAAATACATGCCTTGGACTTGCTGTTTTGCACAACAAGGCGGGCAGTGGACGCGCGCCGTTTGCAGTTCATGCACTTGGCGCATGGCTGAACGGGCGCGCATTCGATGTAATTAAAAAGCACGGACTTTCTCGGGTGGGGGCGGGGGCATGTTCTCAGACGGTGGCGTCCAGCCATTCTCACGCCAGCGTGCCTGCACGTCTGAGCCGCGCTGGTAGTTAAACGTGGGGTCGTTCAGGCACTTGCTCGGGTAGGTTATTTTAGTGCCTTGGGGTGGTGTCCAATTGATCATGGTTGTATTGCTCCTTTGAGTAGTTCTAGTCTCTCCCGCGCAACGCGCAGGGTGTTGTAGCGCTGATGAAGGCGCTGAAGCATGGAGACGCGCTTGGCGCCTTCAAGTTCTTCGTTGAGCAGGCTGAGGACTTCTTCTTCGCTCAGACGGCTTAATTTGCTGTTAAGGCTTCGCCAGGTGTCGTTCAATTTTCTTCTCCAGTTCGGTGATCGTTGTTCTGACATGCGACAAGGCGCGGATGGCGGCGTTGGCTTCTCTGTTGCGTATGCGCAACTCTGCTTTGGCCACTTTTAGTTTGGCCTTCCATTGGTCAATTCGTTTCATTTAAGTGCTTCCTGTAGTCCAGCCAAACCGCCTACGCGCTGACCGTTGATAAAAATCTGCGGCATCTGGCGCACGCCTGTAGGCAAGTTGTCAAGTAGCGCGGGCATTGACTCCACGTCCATCTCAACGTAGTTGATGTTCTTAGCCCGCAAAAGTTGTTTAGCCGCCGTGCAGTTGGGGCACTTGCGCTTGGTGTAGATCACCACTTCCATGGCGCTCCAGTAGTAGGGCTGACCTTTAAGATTGTTTTCCATGGCGATGCGGTCAAACTCGTCATCTTCGTCGGTGCGGATCATAGTGGGGCGTCCTCAAAGTTATCAGGGTTGAACTTGGGCACGTTAGCGCCCTTGTCCTTGGGGTTTGGGAATGGTGGGAATGGCCACATTATTTAAGTTCCTCCATGGCAATTTCAGAGATGGCGCGCTTGTCGTGAAGCGCCGCCCAAATTTTTTCATCGACCGTTTTGTTGGTCAGCATCACATAGCACCACACATCGTGTTTTTGCCCGCTGCGGTGCAGACGACCAATGGTCTGTTCGTACAACTCCAGACTCCACGGCAACGACAGAAACACCATGTGACAGCCGCCGTGTTGTAAGTTGAGTCCGTGTCCGGCTGACTTTGGATGGACGGCCAGTAGCCTGACCTTTCCAGCATTCCATCGCTCGATGACGTTTGCGTCATCAAGGGTTTGCAAGTGTCCGAAGCGTCGCTTGAGTTCGGCAAGTTCTTCTTGGTAGGTGTAAGCAATGATGGTGTTGGCATGCTGGTTCTCGTCTAATAATTCTTCAAGGCGTTCAAATTTGTGCAGGCTGTACCAAATGGGACGCTGTGTAGTACTAAACTTGCCTGGTGAGTCAGACGGCGTGGTGGTCGTGTCGTACACAAAGCCAGACGCCAGTTGTTGCAACTTGCCCGTCACCACTGCCGCGTTGACTGCCGTGATGCCTTCCAGCACAAAGTCTTTCTTCATGGTGTTGTAAGGCTTGAGATCCATGTCGCACTTGATCTCAACCGTATGCAAAGGCGGTAGTTTGTCCTTATACTCACCTGCCTCCAAGACAAATGTGGCAGGCTTAATCACGCGCATGACCTTCTCAAGCGCGCCTACACGCGGCGCCCATTCACCAAACTCTTTGTTAATCAGCACGAAGTACGTCTGCATGAACGCGCCCTTGGAACGGCCAAGCAGGGACTGGTCAACGATCTTGCATTGGCCAAAGACGTCTTCCAAGCCGTTGCTGGTAAACGAGCCAGTCAAGCCCCAACGTTTTGTCATGGGGTCAACGACCTTCAGGAATGCTTTGAAGCGTGTGCCGGATGGGTTCTTAAGGCGTGTGAGTTCGTCAAACACCACGCCGTCAAAGTTCAGCTTTTGCTCGGCCAGCCACTGCAAGTTGTCGTAGTTGGTCACGACCACTTGGGCGTTGCTCTTGAGGGCGTCTAAGCGCTGCTTTGGTGTGCCAACGCACACAGCCATGCTCACGCGGTCAGCCCACTTAGGGCGCTCGACTGGCCACACGTCCGTGCAGACGCGCTTGGGCGCCAGCACCAGCCAGCGCTTGACGTGGCAGTCGCGTAACATCTCCCACATGGCCGTCAGCGTGATGGCGGTCTTACCCGCGCCCACTGGCGCCAAGATCATGGCGCGGTCATGCTCGTAGAGAAAATCAGCGGCTGTCTCTTGATACGGACGCAATGAAAGCATCAACTTGTTCCTTAGTCCAAATACATTTATAGTTTTGTCGCAACAGCATCATGTCGGTTTCAAACAATTGCTGTAACGCTGACAGTCTGCCGCCTTTGGTCTTTAACTCGACAAACCATGTCTGGCCATCGGGTAAACACGCAATGCGATCTGCTACACCTTTGCGTCCAGGCGAAGTAAACTTCCAAGTCCTGCCGCCAATGCGTTGCACCGCCCAGTCAAAATAAATTTCAATTTCTTTTTCACGCATGTCGCAAAGTATACATGTAAAAAAGATTTGCACAACAATTATTTTTGTGCTACATTAAAGTCTCATTAAACGAAAGGACAGTAAAGTGATCGAACCAGCATTCCCCGCCATGCACTTTGACTTGGCAGACAACGAACATGGCTTGACCATGCGCGACTATTTCGCAGCCAAAGCTATGCAAGGCTTATTGGCCTCTGAAGTTAACGCGCCCTTAAAAACATTTGCAAGTCAAGCCTACACAATGGCAGACGCTATGATGGAGGCACGCAATGCAGCACAGTAATATCGTAGGCGGCTCAACAGCCAAGCGCGTTATCAACTGCCCAGGCAGTGTGGCGCTAGTGCAGAAGATGCCTCCTAAGCCATCTAGCGAACACGCTGACCGTGGCACACTCTTGCACAACATGATGGAAGAGATCCTCACGTCAGGCGATGCGCCCGAGAGTTTCATCGGCGCGCGTTACAAAGATCAACTTCTCACGCAGGAGTTGATTGACGAAAAAATCAAACCGGCCATGGAGGCACTCGATGCGATTGACCCCGATCAGACAATGGAATATGAAGTCGAAACACGGGTTGGGTTCGGCGATCTTTTGCCTGGGGTTTTTGGTTCCACTGATCTTATTGGTCGGATTGGTAATCGTGCCATTGTGTTGGATTGGAAATTTGGCGATGGTGTCATGGTTGAGGTTGAAGAAAATCCTCAACTGATGTTCTACGCTGCCGCTGCCATGCGCACCAAAGAGGCATCATGGGCGTTTGAAGGCGCAACTGAGATCGAGATGGTGATTGTACAGCCGCCTGAAGTGCGCCGCTGGGTGACAACACCTATGCGTATTGCACGTTTTGAGCAAGAGTTGGTGCAAGCCGTTCACGCGGCTGAGAAACCTAACGCGCAACTGGCCGTGGGC